CCGGCGCCCGCCAGAACGGCCGGATCGAACCGCGGCGCAGCCAGTTGCGGCTGGCCCCATGCGGCCGCGGCAGCCAGCGCCATGCCGGCCACGGCCCGGCCCGCCACAGCGCCCGAGCGGGTAACACCCAGCGCCGCACCCTGCGCGATGTTGTCGCCGAAGCCCATGAACACGCGCGAGGGCGACTGGATGCCCAGCGTGCTGGCGAACCAGCCCTTGATGCTGGAGCCGAAGGAAACGATGCTGTCGCGGGCCGCCGTCAGCTTGGACGTGACGCCATTCACCAGCCCGTTGATCAGGTCGGCGCCGGCCGAGAAGAACTGGTTCTTCATCCCCTTCATCCAGTTCCATCCGGCCATCACCGCGCCCTTCACCTTGTCCCAGTTCTTCCACACCAGGTAGGCGGCCGCGCCGATCGCCGTCACGGTCAGGCCGATGGGGTTCAGCAGCATGGCGCGGCCGAGCCACAGAAAAGCCTGAACGGCCAGCTTGAGCGGGCCGACGAACGTCATCAGCAGCCCCTGGCCGAAGGGCAGCAGCGCGCGTCCCACCGCCATGACTCCGCCACCAAAGGCGCGCAGACCGGCGATCACCGGGGCGAAGCGGCCGGCCTGCCACATGGCGCGCAGCAGCGCCCATTTGCCCGACAGCGACGTCATAGCCGTGCCCAGCGCGTTGAACGGCGAGAGCACCAGATTCAGACCGTACCGGAGACCGATGAAGGCGAGCTTGCCCGCTAGCAGGCCGCCGACCAGGCCGACGACGCCCTTGATCAGGCCGGGATGTTCCTTGGCCCAGTCGCCGAAGGCTTGGATGCCCGGCCGCATTTCCCGGAGCAGCTCGGTCAGTGGCGGCAGCAGCGCATCGCCGATCGTGATGCCGATGTCCATCATGCCGACCTTGAACGCCTTGAACTGCTCGCCGGCCCCTTCCATCCGCCGTCTGAAGTCTTCGTCGATCTGGGTCTTGCCGCCCTTACCCATGCCCGTCCGGGTTTCGTCCATGATCTTCTTCAGATCATTGCGGTTCTGCAGTTCGGCGAGTAGGTATGACATGGCCTGCATGTCTTGGAACAGCTCTCCCAGACCAGACCGCTGGCCGAGCGCCTCGATCACGCCCCGCCGACGTTCCATTTCAGCGGCTCGTTCCGCCGGGTCTTTAATCTTTGCCAGCTGGTCGGACAGCTTCTGCATTTCGAGGGCCGCGCCGGGGGCGGATTCCTTCATCCTGGCCATGATGATATTGACCCCCGCCTCGACGGGATCGAGGCCATCCCGCGCGCTACGCAGCAGGCTCTTCTGGAGGTCAATGCCAGCCTTCTCGAAATCCTTCTGTGTATCTGGCGAGGTCAGCTTGCTGAGGAAGTTCTTGAAATTGTTCGCCGCCTCATCATTGCTACCGGCCGTCCGCCTGGCGATCTGGAGGCGGCTGGCCATGTTGACCACGGCCTCGTTGCCCACAACGCCGAGGGATTTCATCATGCCGCCCAATGCCGGGAACCACTTAGCCATGTCGCGCAACTCGAAGGAACCTTGCTTGCCGCCCTTGGCCGCCTGGTTGAACGCCAGCTCCATGTTCTTCACGCCGAGCAGGTCGAACGAGACGTTCATGCGCGCCAGGTCTTCAAACGATGCGCGGGTTGCCGTAGCCGACTTGGCGAGCATGGCGGCTTGGCGCTCCGCCTTGGCAGGGTCCATGCCCTCGGCCACCAAGACGCCGACGCCTTTGGCGATCTCGAACTGCGTCTGGTTGTAGCGCAGCGCAGCATCGCGGATGGTTTTCCCGAGCTTCAGCTCCTCGTTCCGGGAGAGCTCGCCAGTGATGGCGATGTCTTTGATGGCATCTTCGTATCCAGCTGCCAGACGCACCGATTGCACGACCGGCGCGCCCAGGGCGAGCGCAGTGCCGCCTGTCTCCAACGCCTGGCCGCGCAGATCGGCACGCGCCGCCTTGAGCGCCTCGCCGCGCGCCATGCTCGCAGCGAGCCGTTCCTGCTTGGCGCGCAGCTGGTCGATTGTCCGGCCGAGCCGTTCGTACTGGCGGCGCAGCTCGCCGACGTTACGCGTCGGATGCGCCATCGCACGCGCCATCACTTCGCCCAACCGGGCATGTTTTGCGCGCAGCTCGTCGGCCGCCTGACCCAAGCGGCGCGAGGTGCCGCGCGCAGAGTCGAACGCCGTACGGAAAGTGCCCGACAACGCAGCACCGATCCTGACGCCTACAAGTAGTTCGTTGGCCATACTGAAACCTTGTTGTAGGAAGCCGCTGCGTCGGTGCTTACCGGCCGTAAAACGCCTGCATCATTTCGCGCCGCCGCCTGATCTCGCGCTCGGCGACCCCGACCCAGAACCAGTAATCGTCCATGGCGAGACCGTCGATTTCGGACGGCTGTATGCGAAGCGCCGTGAGCAGCACTTCGTCCAGCGGACGCAGCGCTTCGTCAGTCGCCCACCATGCTGCGAAAGGAGTCTTGCAGCACCTTCGAGTCAGCCAGGTCGAGTTGGTCGACGTCTTCCAGCGTCAGCCCGGTGATCTGCGCGAACAGGAAGTCTTCCTGCTCGGCCTCATCCTTGCTGTATTTGGCCGCGGCCTTCATGTCGGCGCGCTTGGCGCGGCGCATCGTCAGCTTCTCGATGCGCTGACCGGCGGCGTTGGTGAAGGGGTGCTTGAGGGTGATTTCCATGACGGGCTCCGTGAATGAACACAGCCATCATGGCGGCGACCGCGGGCGCGGTCTTTTAGCGCAGATGAAAAAAGCCCGGCGCGAAGGCCGGGCCGGGCTTGGGGTAGAGACGGGATCAGCCGCCGATGTTCGCGCGGTAGGTTTCCAGCATGTCCTCGCCGCCGACGCGGAAGATGTTGGCCATGTAGTCGAGTTCGAGCACCTCCTCGCCGTCGATCACCTGCTTGATGTAGGTGGCGCCGAAGCTCGACGCGAACTCGGCGTTCTCGTGCTGCTTGAAGGTGCCGAGCGGGTTCTTCTTGAACATCACGGTCAGGAAGGTGACCAGGCTCAGCTCCTCGACGCGCCCCTGGGCGCCATACGTTTCGATGCTGGAGCGGCACTGCAGCTGCACCGCCCTGTACGGGTTGGCCACGGTCTTGGCCACGTCCTTGTACAGCGAGTTCCATTTGATCTCGCCTTCGAGCTTGTCGAAGCCTGCCGGCAGCTCGATCTTGCCGACCATGCCGAGCGCCTTGTGCTCCTGCATGATGGCCGAGACGTCCGGCAGCTTGATCTCTTCGGCCCGGCCGAGCAGCGAGTTGCCGTTCACATAGACGTTGGCGTTGGTGATGCGGTTGATTTCGATCTTGCCCGCCATTTACTTGGCTCCCTTCAGGGTCAGCAGGTATTCCGAGGTGATCTCGGTCTCGAACGTCAGGCGCTCCAGCGGCGGCGGCGGCGTGTACTTGTAGTTGATCAGCAAGTGTCCGGCCGCAAGCTCCGTCTGCTCGTTTCTCGCCGGGTCGAACCACGCCTTGAAGCCCAGCAGCGCGCCATCGCCGATCAGTTTGCGGCCGTAGCCATTCACCGATTCCAGCAAGGCGTCGATCAGCGCCTGGTTGAGCGGCATGTCGATGAACTGCTGGCTGAAGTAACGCAGCGACTCGTTGATCACGTCGCCCGTGCGGCGCACGTTCTCGAAGTTGCGCATGTGGCTGACGGTCGGCCACGCGGCGGTGCGGTTGCCCCACAGGCGCAAGCCAGTCCCGTAGCTGTTGAAGACCGTGGTGATGCCGACCTCGTTGAGCAGGTTCACCTCGGACTGCGGGTCATCGATCATCGCCGAGAGCTGGCGCTCGACGCCGATCACGCCGGCGAGCTCCTGGTTGGAGCTCGACCACCAGAAGCCGCGATCCAGGTCGACCTTTGCGCGCAGGCCGGCCGCACGGGCGGAGAGTGGCTCCAGGCGCTCGGCATTGGCCACCGGGTCGTACACCTTCACATGCGGGTAGCACAGCCGCACGCGGTCGCTCGAGGTGTTGAAGTTGATCGTGCCAGACGGGCCGCGGCCCGCCAGCGCCTGGGCAAAGGTGGTGCCGATGGGCGCGTCGACGTAGGCGATGGCGTCAAGCTGATCGGCCATCGCAATCAACTCGGTTGCCACCGAGTTCTGGGTGCAGAAGGCCGGGCTGATCAGAATCTTGGCGAAGAAGCCGAACAGGTTGTAGGTGTCCTTCAGTGCCTTGAGACCCGTGCGCACGCCCGCTGCATCGACCGCACCAATGATATCGGCCGCCGTGACCTTGGCTGGGTCAGCATAGTCGTAGTTCGCCTTGGCGCCGCCCCCGGCCGTGATACCGCCGCCCTTGACGCGGACGATCTCGCCGGTGACCAGGTCGGCGGCGTAGTCGGTGCCGGCCACGTAGGTGGTCGCGCCATCGGTGCTCTTCAGCACCAGGGCGGCCACCGCGCCGTGGGCGAGTTTCGCCCGGTCGGTCGAGGCGTCGAAGGCGATCACCTCGTCGGCCACGGCGGTCTTGTGGGTCGCCGGGTCGAGCACGTTGATCACGATCACCGTGCCGGCGCCGTGGTCGTAGATCGCATCCAGCGCCTGAGGGATGGTGAAGCCCGGAAGCTGCGGGCCAAAGGCGGCCGCGTCCTTCTCGGACAGGGCAAGAGTGGAAACATTGACCGCGCCGATCGGCGCCGTGCCGATCAGCCCGATCACGGCCGACTTGACCGTGCGAACAGGACGCGGGCCGCGCTCGACTTCAATCGTTTCGACGCCATGCAAGTAGTTTGCAGCCATCGCTTATTCCTCCGCTTCGAAATGGTCCATGCCCTGCGCGGTGATGCGGCAGTGGATGGATTCGCGTTTGACCCGGCCCGCCTCGACCAGGTAATCCAGGGCGAACTCGCACTCGGCCGGGGCATGCCCGAGCGCGTGAGTCAGATCCCGGCTGTAACCCGATTGCCCCTGCCGGCGCTTGTCGTAGAGCGCGGCGAGGATGGCGCGGCGGATCACCTGCTGACGGGTGATGAAATCGCGATCAGGCATTGCCGTGCCCCTTCGCCTTGACGCCCTTGGCCGATGCCACCGGACTCAGATGGCCGAGTGCCAGCAGGGTCTTGGTGTACTCGTGCTCTTCGGGCAGCTCGACCTCGGCGCCGGCGTGGAGCATGACTTCTTGCGTCTCTTCGCCCTGTTGCAGCGTCACGCCGCTGGTCGGGCCGCTGTAGCGGTACTTCATGGGTCAGGTTTCCTCGTAATTGACTAGAGTCAGGGGGGTCTCGGTGTTGACGTCGGCGTCTTCGACGATCATTGCCTCGCAGGCCACGTCGACGGCGTACTGCCACAGGCCCGCCGTCTCGCCGAGGAACTTCTCGGACACCGCACGGAGCTTGCGGCAGTCGGGCGGCCGGAAGCCGACCAGCACCTGACGCACCGCATCGACCACATCGACCGCGCCGCCGCGGCCGTTGAGCTGGCGCAGCACCACGGTCACCGACAGCTTCACGGTGCGCGGCTGGGCCATGTACGTGACATCGACAGTCGTGTCGAACTGGCTCCCGAGGTAGCTCACCAGCAGCGCGCCCTTGGGGTGGTTCAGACGGTATTCCGACGGGCGGTCGGGGAAGTGCTCGACGGCGAACTGAGGGAGCCTCACCTTCAAGCGAGCCACCGCGGCGTCGATGATTTCCAGCGTCGTCGCCATCAGTAGCGGTCCAGCAGATCAGCGTCGAAGCGGCGCCCCCGCGCGCGCACTTTCATCTCACCCGGCTCGGGCGCGGCTTCCCCGGTCGGCACGCCGATCGTGAGCTTGCCGTCGCGGATCGATTCGAGCATCTGCAGGGCTGCCTTGTAGGTGCGGGTGACCGCGTCGGGCAGGTCGGCGCCTTCCGGGCGCCGGGCATACAGCCAGTGCCGCGCCAGATTGACCGTCATGTCCTTGACGACCGACGGCACCGGCGCGAGCGGCAGGATGTAGCGCCCGCGCAGGTGCGCATCGACCAGCTCTTCGGCCTGCCTGACGGCTTCCTCGACCACCGCCTGGTTCATCACGGTGGCCGACTCGTCGTCGTTCGAGAGCCAGATCAGCGTCTGCGGCGGAATCGCCAGCTGCAGGTCGGCGAGCGAGCAGTAAGGCATGGCCGCCTCAGAACGTCGTCGGCCGCGCCACGGCGCGCGTCAGCGCCATGAAGCCTTGCTGCAGGTGGTCCTGGCCGATCGTCATCCAGCGGTCGGTCTCGTAAGCCTCTGCGCTGACGCCGATCAGGGTCTGGTCGCCCACCTGGACGGGCTCACCGTCCATCTTGAAGGCCGGCAGGCGCTCGCGCAGTTTCTCCACGAGCGTGCCGACCTCGGCCGCCTTGGCCTTCACCTCGTTCATCAAGGCGATTTCGTCCTCGGTCAGGTCGCGGTAGCCGGCGATGAGCTTGTGCTGGTTGTCCATCAGATCCCCCGCGCGATGCGGATCACGTCGCCGGCCGCGGTAGCGGCGTCCAGGGCGAAGCCGTTCGAGGCGCCCGCGGCCTTGGTGATCGCCTTGCCGTCGGCATTGCTTTCGACCTCGGCACCGGCAGCGATCGCGGCGCCGGCTTCCACCAGCAGGATGCCGTGGGTATTGACCGGGGCTTGCTCGCCCGCGTCGGCGTCAGTCTCGGCGGTGCCCAGCGCCTTGGCCCCGGCCGCGCAGACGTTGCCGGTCAGGCCGACGAAGCGCAGCCGGGTGAGTGCGGCCGCGGCGGGGATCGACGTGGTCAGCAGGATTTGTTGGGTCTTCACGCTTTAGCTCCTTTCTTGGGCGTTGCGGGTTCGTCACCGGCCCGATCGGCGGACTTTGCAGACGCAAGGGCGGCCGGCGCAGCCTCGACTGGCGCGGGGGACACGTAGCCTTTGAGGCCGGCGGCCTCCTTGTCCGTGAGGCCGACGACGTCGCCGGGCTCGTAGCGTTCGCCGTCGATGAGGATCGGCGTGGCGCCGACCAGGCAGAACTTCTTCTCCATCACAACCCCCATCACGCGTTGGTATTGCTGATCAGGTAGCCCGCATCGGCCCCGAGCAGGAAGGGGCGGAAGATGTCGGTGTTGCGGATCAGCTCGATCTTGCCGTCCTCGGTACGGGTATCGACCACCGGGTTGCCCTTCTTGCGCAGCGTGTAGCCGAAGCTCGGTTCGTACGGGCTGCGGCCGCCGCCGGCGCCCGGCACGTAGGCCAGCACCATGTTGTCGGCCCAGATGTCGCTGGTGACGCCGGCGTCGCTCGCCTTGACGGCGCGGCCGACGACGATGTTGTCGATCTCGAAGATCTCGCGCAGGTCCGCGAGCTGCACCAGGCGCGGCCGGGTGTCGGAGAGGATCGCCTTGAGCTGCGGATGGCGCTTGAGCGCGCGCCAGGTGGCGTAGCCCATCACCAGCGTGTTGGGCTCCCGGATCACCTTGGCGCGCACTGCGGCCTTGGCGTCCGACACCACGCCCTCCGGGTCGCTGGACGGGTCGGTGAATTGGCTGGCTCCGGCCAGCGCAATCTTGTTGCCGACCGCGTAATTGGCCGGGTTCTGCACCATGTCGGCGACCATCACCTCGTGGCGCAGGCGGATGCCCTCGACCACGGAGTGGGTGGCGCGGGCCTGCAGCGGAAAGGCGCTCTCGGCGTCCTCGCGGTAGTCGATCGGGTATTCCAGGTCGTGCTCGTCGAGCGCGACGTCGACCGAGCCGATGTCTTCCGGGTTGATGCGGTTGGACTTGGCGCGCAGCGCGCGCTCGGTCAGGTAAATCTTGAAATGCTCCTTGCCGAACAGCGGAATCTTGCCGCCTTCCTTGTCGACCAGCACGAACGGCATGAGCTGGTCGCCGACGAATTGCTCATTCGTGTAGCCGGTGGCCAGATTGGTGAGTACCGGGTCCACGACCCGCAGCTTGGATAAACGGCCCATCGATCTCTCCTGGGTGGGTTACTTGACCAGGCGCGCCGCGGCGGTCGCGTAATCGACCTGGTGCGCCTGCATGTGCTCGCGGATCTTGCGGTCGAGAGCGAGACGGTCCTGATCGACGTTCTCGCCGTAGTCGACCGCGTCACCGTCGGCCGACTGAGCGGCCTTGTCCTTGGTCGCGCGCTCGCCGAACTCGACCACCTTCGGCAGCTCGGCGAGAAAGCTCTTGAACGCGGTCGCCAGCGGCTGCTTGGCGTCGCCTTCGCCGAACTCCAGCGGCGCGCCAGCGACGGCGCCGAGGAAAGCGACAACGGCATCCTTCTGTTTCGGGGCGAGCCGGCCCTCGCCGACGAGCTGCTCGGCGTAGGCGACGTGCTCGCCGTGGCGCCGGGCCGCGGCGGCCGTCTTCTCGCGCGCCTCGGCGTCAGCCAGGCGCTGTTTGAGCTGGGCGTTTTCGGCCTCCAGCGCGGCCTTTTGCTCGGGGGTCACTGCATGCTTCTCCTCGGGGGTGGGTTGAACAGGGTCGGCGAAGGCGGCGCGCGAGACGTCGTCGTCCTGGCGCGCGGATTCGCGGATGGATTCGATCTGCCAGTCCGGCACGATCTGGTCGGCTGTTTCCTGGCCGAATTTCGCCAGCAGCCACTCGCGCATGCGGCGCCACAGGCCGGCGTTCGTTTCCATGCCCCAGCCGAGCTCGCCGAACTCGACCACGCCGTCTTCGGCATCGGCGAACTCGGCCTGCTTGAGGCCCTTCACTGCCGGGGGCTGGGCACCCAGGAAGCCGACGTGGCGCAGGTAATAGACGCCGGGCGCCGGGTTGTTGGGGGCATCGGGCAGGTAGAAGCTGGCGCTGATCTTCTTGTAGCGGCCGGCGGCTACCAGCTCGGCGAAGTCGGCATCGACCTGGTGCGGCTCGGCGTTGAGGCCCTCGGCGCCAGCGGCCAGCGACTTCACCCAGCCGTAGGCCGGGGCGTCGTGCTTGGGGTGGCCGATGACGATCGGCGCCTCATGCTTGGTCGGGTCGTAGGCGCGGGCGCTCGCCTCGAGGTCGGATTCGGAGAAATCCAGCGTCACACCAGACATCGCAGTGCGGCGGCCGGGCTTGAAGATGTGGAGCGGCTTGGTGGAGTTCATGCCGCCATGTTGGGCGGCAGACGAGGAGCGGTCTTTTAATCGACTTTACAATTCCGCGCGCCGGTGAAACCGAAATTCCGGCGAAGCCAGAAACGCACGGGCAGACGCGGGTTGAACTGCCGCGTGCAAGGCCTTTATAAAGCGCGGCAACACCCCGAACGGGGCGCGGCGCTATCGTCGGGCGTCCGTGAGGAGGCGGCGGCGCCAGAGCGCCTACACGCCGGCCGCCCTTTTCAGATGGCCGAGCACGATGTCGAGCACTGCCTCGGCGGCCTGCGGCTGCAGTTGACCGCTGCCCGACCCCGGGTCGCCGGTGAAAGGCAGAAAGGGCCGCGCCGGGATGTGCACCTTGCGCCCGCGCCCGGCTTCGCCGCCGAGCTGGTGGATGGCGGCGTATTCCTTGCCCGAGCCGACGCGCACGAAGGCGGGGCCCACCTCGGTCGAAATGTCCGCGGCGAGGCCGCCGGAGGAAACCTGCAGGATCTTCCCCGGCCAGGCGCCGCGCTTGTCGCGCTGCGCGATCGTGGAAGCCGCGAGCGGCTGCCACTTCGGCCGCCCTTCCGGAGCGAAGTTGGCCTCGGTCTGCGAGACGAGCTCGGCGGCGATCGCGTTGAGCGCCGGGCGCAGGTCGCGGCCGGCGCGCTCGAGGTTGGCGAGCGCCGTCTGCAGCTGCCGCGAGTCGATGTCGATCGTGATCATGTGCGCCCGACCCGTTGCTGAAAGGCGGCCAGGCGCTGCTGGCGGCTCTCTTCGAGCCATTTCGCAGCATCCGCCGGGGAGTGCGCGAAGCCGGGGTCGGTGGCCACGAACTTGCCGGGCGCGGCCTCAAAGCGCGCGACCTTGGCTGGGCGGGCAGCGTCGCCGCGGCCGACTTCGACGTCGACCTGCGACAGGCGCCCCTGCGAGCTGGACAGCGCAATGCCTTCGCGCTTCACCGCGACCTCCGACATCGGGCGGGCGCGGCAGCGGCAGTTGTAGCCCAGCGGCGGAAAGAAGCCGGCCGACCAGATGGCGTCGTCGTGACGGAAGGTGCGGCCGTTGAGCGCCGCATGCGCGGGCCGGGTGCGGCTGTCCATGACTGCAACGTACTGCCAGTAGGGGTGGCTCTCCGTCGCGGCCTGCATCCGCGCGTAGCGCCCGGCCATGAAGGCCGACTGCAGGTTGGTCTGGTAGATCGTGCGCAGACGCCAGGGCGTGAGCGTCTTCAGCTCGCCGGTCTCGGGGTTCACGAGCTTGTGACGTCCGAGCAGGCCGCGCTTTTCCAGCTCCGGGCCGACCGTCTTGAGCCATTCGCGGTACGGCTGACCCGCTTCCATGGCGCGCACCAGGCTGTCGCGGATCGCTTCGAGCGCATCGACCTTGAGGATGCCCGCGGCGGTGAAGGCGCGCTGGTGCGCGGCGTCGAGCATCTCCTGGAAGTCCCAGGTGACGGCGACGCCTTTGGCGGCGAGGTAGGCCATCGCCTCGGCCGGCGGAAGGCGGAAGACGGCCTCGATTTCGGCGGTGTCGAGCGTGCTCATGCGCGGGTCTCGTCCGCGGCGCTGAGGCGGCCGACGAGCTCGGCGGCGAAGAGGAGCTGCGCGAGGCGCCCCTCGAGGAGGCGGCTGTCGAGCTGCGGGTATGCCTGGCCGAGCAGTGCCATCGCCGCGTCTTCATCCCGGGCGGCGACGAGATCGTCCAGGAGCGGCCGCAGGAGGGCGCCGGCCTCTTCGTCGAGGGCTTCGGCCGACAGCGCCGCGACGGCCTCGTCGAGCGCCTGCTGATCCGGAAAACCGCTTTCGCCCTCCGCAAACTCGGCCGGCGCGGCATCCGGCCGCGGCGCGCGCGGCTCCGGGGCGGGCGGCGCCTCCTCGATATCCTCTTCGGCGAGGTCGTAGGCGCGCATGAAATACGTGCGCGTGAGCTTGGCGCCGGCCTTCGTCAGGATCTCGTCGCGCTCGGCCTGCACCTTGTCGACTTCCTGCTGCTCCCACATCTCGAACATCGGGCGGGCGCCGCCGCTCCAGTTGATCTCGCACACCCAGCGGATCAACGTGTTGAAAGCCTCTTCAACGATCGCCTTGTCGCCGTCGCGAATGTCGCGGGTGACCTCCAGCCCGGCCTGGGCCGAGGCGCGCGTGCTGTCGGCTTCGGTGGTCTGGTTCTGCCCGAGCAGCGCGATCGACACCTCGGAGCGGCAAAAGTGCAGCAGCCGCTCATAGACCTCGGCGCTGCCGGTCTTGCCGGCAGCTTCCTTGATCTCGACGCTGGAATCGTCGGGGATCACCGCGACGGCGTCCTGCACCATGCTCTCCAGGCTGTCGAGCAGCAGATCTGTTTCTTCGGGCTGGCTGCTGCGCGGGTGCTTGCCGATGACCCAGGGCGCGCCGTACTTCTCGGTGAACTGCACCCAGAACTTCAAGCCGCCCTTCTTGAACGTCGTCGGCCAGAACACCATCGACAGGTCGGCAAAGCCGTACGGGTTGTCGTAGCTCGGGTCCTGCCGCGGCACGAGGAACTTGCGCGGCGGCAGCTCCTCGCCCTGCACCAGCGCCTGCCGCGAACGAAAGCGCAGTTCGTTCTCCGGCGAGTAGAGAAACCAGTCGGCCGGCTTGCCGACGATGTCGACCGGCACGAGCAGGCCGCCGACCTTGCCCCACATCACCTCCATCGGCTGATAGCCGTACAGCACGGCGTCGAGCATCTCGGTGATGATCCGCGAGAGGTCGAGGTCGGCGAAGATGGCCTCGATCGACTTGGCCACGCGGCTCTTGGCCTTGTCGCGGTCCAAGCCCCATTCGAGACCCTTCACCGCCGCCTTGCGCCGGCGGATGCAGCCGCCGACGTGGGCGTCGGCGCGCAGTTCGCGATAGACCTTGATGTCTTTGCCCAGCGCCTTCAGGACCGGGTCCGGGTTGGGCAGGTACATGCCCAGCCCGTAGAAGTCGATGCTGCGATCGCGCGTGGCGATCTGCGCGGAGAGCGACTTCTTCGGCTCGCCAAACTGGACGAACTCAGTGGGGCTGACCCACAGGCCCTTGCGTTTCATTCGTGGTACCCCTCGGTGATTCTTCGGCCCATGCGCCGGCGGCGCGATTTCACCGTCACCGGGCCTTTGTTGATTTCGCGGCTGGCGAAGTAGGCCAGCGCCACCGCCACGGCGACATCACCGTGGCGCTTGCCCTTGTCCTCGCCGGTCGTGCGGGCCTCGGGGATGCGCGGCACGCCCTTGATGACCTGGACGGTGCGCAGGTCGGCCAGCACGTCCGCGTCCTTCGGCAGGTCGGCCAGCGTGCCGTCCTCCAGCGCGGCCTTCACTGGCGGCATGTGCTCGCGGTACCAGGACTCGGACAGCATCACCTGCTGGATGCGCGACGCGCCGTAACGCTGCATCGCGACCTCGGCGAGATACTGGCCGTTGCCGCGGGCGTCGAAGGCACCGCCCGTGAAACGCGGCAGGCGGTCCATCAGGAAGAAGGCGATCTGCTCTTGTTGGCGGAACGGGACGTTCCTCAGCTCCAGAATGAAGGGCACGCGGCGCACCAGGTTCTGCGCCTGAATCAACGGCACATGCACGGTCAGGTCGCCGCTGCGGCCGAAGTCCTCGCCGTTGAAGGAGATCGCATTCGCCGGCAGGGTGGCCAGCAGCGGCGCGAGGGTCGCCTCCAGCCAGTCGCGGCACTCGGCGGCGCGGATGTGGTCGGGCAGCAGTTCGAAGCCGGCTTTGCACTCCCAGCGCAACACCGGCGTGTCGGCAGACATGCGCGACTCGATCAGCGCGCGGGACAGCCAGGCGCCGCCCGAGTTGGCCGGCACGCAGTCGAGCTCTTCCTCGGCGCCGTCGCCGTAGAAGGCGTAGACGTCGGCCATCCACGCCGCCTCATCAGAAGGCGTCCATTCCTTGCCCAGGCGCAAGCAGACGCGGCGGTACAGCCCATCGGCCACGGCTTCCTGAAATGTGATCCGGTGCACGGCGCCCTTGCGCTTGCCGGCGCGGATGTCTTCCACCAGCTCGTTGAACGGGTTCTCGGTGCCGTTGTGCGTCGATATGACGCGCACCCGCCCGCCCCAGATCAGCATCGCGAGCGCGGCCTTGAGCAGCTCGTCGAGCTGGTCGTGGAAGGCCGCCTCGTCGATCACGATCGTGCCCTGGCGGCCGCGCAGGTTGGACGGCCGGCTGGTCAGCGCGACGATGCGAAAGCCCGAGGCCGGAAAGCGGATCGTGAAGGTCTTGATGTTCTTGTCGGCGTCGTCGCCTTCCCAGAACCCTTCCTCGATCTCCGAGGCGGCGTGGTTAAAGGCCCGAGACCACATCGCGCACGCCTGGATGTACTCGATGGTCATGTCCTGGTTGTACGCGATGTAGTAGACGTTCTGCCCGCCGGCCGAACGGTGGGATGCGGCGGTCAGTACGTCGTCGGCGGCCTCGCCCCAAGTAAGACCCGTCCGGCGGCTCTTCTCGATGACCTTGAGCGGCGATTTGTCGGCGACCCAGCGCTGCTGATACGCCATCAGCACGGGCGGCGCTTCGATCGCGGCGGTATTGGGGAGCTGAACGGGCATGGTCATAGAAACAGCGCCCACACGATGACCAGCACCCAGAGTCCACCGGCGATCTTGGTCATCCGGCAATCCCCAGAATTTCGCGGCGCAACGCTGCCACCGACTCGGCCGACAGGCCGCCTTTCTTGGCGATCTTCTCGACGTTGGCTGCGGCCGCTTCGGCGCGCGCTTGCACTTCGAGACGGAACTTCTTCTGGTTCACGCTGGCGCGCGCGAGCGTGGCGATGTTCTTGGCGGCGCCGGACAACAGCCCGATCCGCTCGGCCGGCTCCAGGCCCTCGTCACCGGCCTCCTGCAGATTGATGATCGACTCGAAGAGCTCGGTCTGCACCAGCGCGATCACCGCCTCGGAACGCGCGTCCTGGTCGTCGGCCGCGCCCTCGGTGAGGAACCGCGCCGCTTCGGTACTGGCCTTGATCGCGGCAAAGCGCCGTTCGATCTTCTGGCCGTAGCGATGGATGGCCGACTTGCTGATCTGGTAGCCCTTGTCGCGCAGCATTTCCTCCAGCGCCTGGTAGCCGCTGAAGTTGTTCTCCGCGAGCGCGCGCTCCAGCCAGCGCCGAACGTCCTCGGGCAGGCCGTCGATGCTCGAGCGGCGGGCCATCAGCCGGCCGCCCAGTATTTGACCGGCCGGGCGATGCCGGGCGCGCAGTCGATGGTGTACTCGGCGATGTCGACGCCGTAGCGGGTGAGGTCCGCGAACCACGCGCCGGAGGGTGTCTTGTTCAGATCGACCAACTTGCGGTCGGCCAGGTAGTCGAGCTCGCGCCGCACTTCCAGCGCTGTTGCATCCGGGTAGATCGCGCGCATGACGTCGAGCAGGAACTGCTCGCTGCTGGTGTGCGGCCGGGCCTTGTCGAGGGTGTTGATGAGGTTCCAGCGCATCGATTCGCGCCGTACCTTGCTGTGGTCAACCATTGTTTGCTCCCTTCATTTGAACGACTTCGAGCTTGTTGTAGAGGGCGTCGAGCTTCGCCTCGATCACGCTCTGGCCCCGGACGTAGTCTTCGCGGCGGACGTACTGCAGCGGCAGCTCGGCCTGGAAGCGCAGGAATTCGCGCTCGATGTTGCGCAGCAGATCGGTCTCGCGCCGCTCCTCGTCGAGGTGTTGCGAGAACGTCTGCCGCCACGTGGCCTGACCTTCCTCCCTGGCCTTCTCGATCGTCTCAAAGCGCTCATTCAGGCGGCGGTCGATCTGCGACAGCAGCAGCCTCCCGGCGGCGGCGAGAAAGCCGAGGAACGAGATCAGCAGCGTAATCAGCTGCCAGAACTCAACTTGTACGGTCATGCGCGGGTTCTCCCTTGATGTTCTTGAGCGGTCTGACATTCCACGCAGAGCGTGGCGCCGGGCACGGCTTGCCGGCGCGCTTCCGGGATCGGCTCGCCGCAGTCCAGACAGTGCGAGGCCGAGCGCCCGGCCGGGCGGGCAGCGCGCTGCGCAGCAAGGGCGAATTCGCGGTCGGCCACCTCGCGCTCACTGGCTTGGTCAGCGATGTCCATCGGGCACCTCCTGGTGCCAGTCGATCAGCGCGCCGAGGCGGCCTCGGCAGGCGTCGTACTGGCGGGTGGCGCGGTCGATCCAGCCAGCGACGTCGGTATCGCTGGCAGCGGGGGCATCGGCTGCAGCAGCCCCGCCGGTGGGCGCGGGCACGGCTGCAGCGCCGTGGCGGGCGCCGGGTTCGTTGAGCAGCCGGACAGCGCCAGCGCTAAGACAAGGGCGGCCAGTGGTGAGGCGCTTGATTTCACGGTCATGCTCCTGGGCTTGGGATTGACGGGAGGCCTCTTCGGCGGCCAGGCGGGCTTCCAGGGCGTCGCCACGGGCTTGGGCGCCCTGGAGTCGCACCAGAGCGGCTTCGGCCGCCTTGGTTTCGCGGGTGGCGTGTTCGCGCTCCAGCTTGGCGAAGGCGGCGTCGCCGCCCGCCTTTGCCAAGCGGTAGCCGAGTCCATAGCCCACGCCACCGCCCACCAGGGCCGTGGCGGCAGCCAGCACCAGGGCGGCCAGCAGAGCGTTCAACCGTGTCGTGACGAGGGGCGCTTCAAACATGGCGCGCCCTCTGCTGGCTGTGGCGCTTGGCGGCGCGGATGCCGGAGACGCGGCCCTGGCGGATCAGCGGAACCGGCACGGTGCCGAGCGGAAAGGACAGCCGCGGCAGCATCGACAACACGAGATCCGGCGGCGGGAATGGGGGCAGAAGCCAGCGCATCACAGCCTGACCCCCTGACTGGTGAGCACGCGCAACATGGCGTTGGCCACCGGCAGCAGCACCGCCATCAGCACGTAGAAGTTCACCGGCACGATCGGCTGCAGCACGCCCCAGGCGGATTCCAGCGCCAGCAGCGCGGCGGCGCTGGCGTTGAGCCACAGCGTGCGGCTTTGCCACCAGGGCTTGCAGGCCTGGGCGGCCGAGAGATCACCCCGGCCTGCGGGACTGGAGGCGGCATCGGGCGCGCGCATCACGCCACCTCCGGCGGCACGGCCGTGGTGCCGAGCCGGGCGTAGAGGGCGCCTTCGCGCGCACGGCGAGCGGCGAGGCCCGCGACCACCTGTTTGCGGCCGTCGATGGTGGCCTTGTTCCACAGCTCGAAGGCACGCCGGGCAGCGGCAAAGTCGCCCGCGTTGTGCGCCCGCAGCACCGAGCTGCCGGCAAAGGCGGCAAGGCCGATGTTGTACGCCAGGCTCACCATGGCGCCGAACTGCCAGGCGCTGGCGGGGCGCGTGAGCCGCTCGATCACGCCCTCGGCAAAGCCGTGCAGCTCGTCGAGCAGGCGCCGGTCGGCTTCTTCCTGGGTGATGGCGTCACCGGCCCTGACGCCCCGGGTGTGGCCCCAGCCGATGGTCCAGATACCGGCGATGTCACGGTAGGCGACGAGGCGGCAGCCCTCCGAGCGGGCGATTTCTTCCACTGCCGGCCAGATGACGGGCCACGGCAGCTTGCGATTCGGCAGCATGACAACCCCCTGAAATGAACATGCCGCCATGTTCGGCGGCATGCGGGGGGCGGTCTTTTAATCTGGTTTAGAGAGCGGCGGCGGCTTTGATTTGGCTATCGGTCGCTTTGACCTGCTGTTCGCACCGCTGCTTTGCCTTGCGATACTCAGCTTCATCTTTGCGCAAGTACTTCATGCTCTCAACGGTTCTCTCGCGCGTCACGCCATGCGACAGCATCTGGAGCTTCAAGGCGGCATCCTGGCAGTCCAAAAAGTGTTCGCGCTGGTCGTCAGGATGGCGCCCTATCAACGTGGGCCATCGATCAAGCTCCGCTTGCAGCGGCCTCCACACATGCCGCGTGATGCCGGCGCGGTCCCCCAGCTGGATGCCATCGTTCAATGACTGTTCAGCCTCGTTGATGACGCGCAAGGTGTTGTCCGCGAAGCGCCGCGCGTCGGCCAGCTCGAGGGGCTCTTCATACGTCGGCTCTGGCGCAGTCGGCTGTTCCGCAGAAACGGCAGCCACTTCGGTCGCCACATCAGGCGTAGACGCATCCGGCTCGGCGGCCGGAGTTGCTGCGGACGACGTTTCATCCGCTGCAGGCGGGGCATCTGGCAGCAGTGCGCCGGCAATCACGAAGGCGATGAATGACGCCGCAATGCCGCTGACTGCGAGGCGCAAGCGCTTTGGCACATCGCCCGTCTTCTTGTCCTTGAAGATCGATGGGGCGATCACACCAAGAGCCGCTACCAGCAAGAACAGACACCCCAAGAGGGCAATAAGCCCAGCCAGAATCGACATTGCATTGCTCCTTGTTGTTGTAACCGCAGGCGTCAGGCCAGTATTCGAGCTTTCTGCTGCAGGAATTCGTCGTCGCTGAGAATCCCTTGCTCCTTGAGCCTGGCCAGCCGCTCTAGCTTGCTGATGACATCGTCGCCGCGGGCAGGCGAGAGTGATGCCTTACTTACCTGCGCCGAGGAAATTCTTGCCCGCACGTATTCGGCAATGCCACGTACAAGCGCCTTCCCGCAGTTGGTGATCTCTGCGCGGTTTCCGGAGGCGAAGATCGTCAGCTTCCCCTGGAGCATCCCCGTCTCGTATTGAATCGAGGTGACCTTGTCGTAAGGGAAGTCCTCAACCTTGAGACCGAAGAGCATTCCCTTGTCCACAAAGAGAAGCCGTTTGTTGGTGGCAAACAAGGCGCCGAGCCCGTTGTTGTAGATGCCCTGAACCATGTGTTCAACCTGCTCGTCCTCCCAAAGGATTGCGGGAAGCTCCTTGATCTCTTTGCGGCCGAGTAGGTGGCTGATGCCGTCGATGCGTTTCAACTGGGCTTGAATCTCGTCGAGTGTCGGCATTATTTCCCTCCCTTACGTTCTGTCCTGCAGGACCGTGTCGATGATCTCGATGCGCTCGCGGTAGTAGGCGATCATCTTGCCCTTGCGCTGGCGAATGGCGGCCAGCCACAGCGACGGGATCATCATCGCGCCAATCAGCCAGGCGAACATCCAGAGCTGCCCTGCGATCTTGAACCAGGTGCCGGACAGCAGCAGCCACACCGACCCCAGCACCCCAGCCAGGAACCAGAAGAACGGGATGCTGAGGAAAATGTCGCGGCGCATCTGCCAGAGCTTGGCCTTGCACCGCCTGAACTCGCGCTTCAGGTCTGGCGTCTCGCAGTCCCACAGCATCTGCGAAGCCTCATTGATGATGTCGCGGCCAGCCACGCCACCGCTGACCGTGTCGTGGAAGTGCTGAACCCCAGCGTTTTTTTCTTCATCGTCAGAAAACCCATCGTTTGACATCACTCCCCCTGGTTTCGTGTTTGCCGCAGCAGTAGGGGCGATGCCCCTACACCCTGCGGGGCCGATCTAGATAGCGCCGTTCCGGCGCGCTGCTTTCTTCTTCTCCCCGACCGCCCGGTAGAGCGCTTCCAGCTCCAGCTCGGAAAGGTCTTTCAGCGACCGTCCGCTGTAGCGTTCCATCAACAGTCGGGGCAGCTCGTCTTGCTGCCCGACTTCCTTCAGGGCGGCATGGATGTAGCGGTAGCGGCTGTTGCGCCAGTCCGGGTCTTTTTTGGGGGCGCTCCTGGCTGAGCGCAGGCGGGCGCACCAGGTCTGCAAGTACGCCTCGGCGTGAGCGAAGGCGCTGGCGGAGATCAGATGATAGCTGGTTACCTTCAGCTTTCCGGTTAAGGCCGACCACACGGTGGCGTGCCGCTTCGGGGTGCGCTTGATGGCCGTTTCCAGCTCGACCACCTGATTGACCAAGTCGCGCAGGCGGACCTTCTGGGCATCGGTGATGTGCTCGGGACCGGGCTGGATCACGACCTTGATTCTCGGACGAGCCTGCACCTGCAGCTGGATGTCTCCGGCTGGCCCGATGATGTTTTGCCCACCATTGATGACGCCGATCTGGATGCGGGCGCGGGATGCCTCGTTGGTGATGTCTCTGCCGGCGACGCCGCCTTCGACTGCCGCCTGGAATTCTTGCTTCACTGCTGTCATTTCCTCCCCTTGTTAACGATGTCGCGGCCAGCCACGCCGCCGCCGACCGGCCCGTGGAAGGCTTGCGCCGCCCCTCCGCTCGTTTCGCCGCCCAGGAGAACTCGAAGGGCGGCGTCCTTCAACGGCGATGGACTTGCGCGATAACGCTCTACCAAGAGGCGTTCATCCGGGGTCAAGGCGACGGACGAACGCACGCCCGTGACGATGTACTGAACGTCTGCGCCGGCGCCACCCATTGCGCCGAGCTGCTCGGCTGTCGGGGATGACACGCCCTTCTCCCAGTCGATCTGAGTCCGCTTCGCGGCACCGGCAAGCGCAGCGAACTCGGTCTGATTCAGACCAAGGCGCTGGCGCTCTTCCTTGATTCGATCTCCGATCACGCGGATATCCACACAAAAAAAGCATTGACAGGTGCAGATATCTGCACCATCATTAACCCATACGCACTACTTACCTAATGCGTAACCCGACAACCCGAAGGAGGACACCATGAACGTGCCGTACCCCCTGCCGCCCCGTCATCCGTATTCCGGCGACAAGGTCAAAAAGCTTTTCCTCTCCGCTGGCGTGCCCGTTTCGGCCTGGGCCGAATCCAACGGTTATGCCCGCCGCGACGTGTACCTCGTCATCAACGGCCAGCTCAAGGGCCGCACCGGCCGCGCCCACGAGATCGCCGTGAAGCTCGGCATGAAACTACCCCTCGAACAGCAGATCGCCGCGTGAGGCCCGCCATGTCCGTCGAATCCGCCCGCGCCGCGATCGACCTGGTCGGCAAGACCGTCCGCCCCGCCCACGGCACCGAACGCTGGGCGCGCGCCAACGGCAAGCCGCGCCACGGCGTCGTCATCGACATCCAGATCCCCGACCTCGAGCACACCTACGTCTTGTGCGACTTCGGCACGGATGCGGAGTACCTGTTCCCCTTCGAACTCGAAGTTCTGACCAATTGAGACCCGTCATGCAATTTGACCGTTTCGGCCTCCCCATCAATGCCCCCCTGATTGGCGAACCGCACGCGCCTTGTCGAGCTGATCGCATAGCCAGCTCAGGGTCGAACGCCCCTCGGCATTCACCGCAGGGCTCTGCGGCCAGCGCCGCTTGCGCAGCGACGCCTGCAGACCCGCAGCATCAAAACCGTCCTGCGCTTCCAGGGCACAGACAAGTGTGAGCCAAGCATGAGCCAGTGCGTTGAATTGTCCTTCGAGTTGCTGAATGCGCTGAGCGTCGTTCATGAGTCATCCCCTGTGCGAATTATCTGCTTTTCATCCTATCCGCTGCAAATGACTTTCGATAGCTGCAAAACCGGCATTTGTTTGGAATGCCTGACCAGGAGGGTTTTCCAATGACCCGCCGCAATTGGAAGCGCGTCCGGCCGAACTCCCTGCGCCATGCGCTGGAGCTGTGCAAGGACTACGCGAAGGAGCACCACAACCTCTCCGTGGAGCGCATTGCCGAGCACATGGGGCTGGCCGATCACTGGACGCTCTACAAGTGGTTCCAGAGCGGGCGCATGCCGCTGAACCTGGTGCGCCCGTTCGAGGCCGCTTGCGGCATCGACTTCGTGACCCGCTGGCAGACGGCCAGCGCCGGCAAGCTGCTGATCGACATCCCCTGCGGGCGCAATGCCGACGCCGCCGACATGCAGGCGCTGCAGGAGCTGCTGAACACCGCGGTGGGCCGGCTGCTGCAGTTCTACGGCGGTAAGGCCGAGGCCGCGGACACGCTGACCGCGATCCAGCAGGCGATGGAAGGGCTGGCGTGGCACCGCGGCAACGTCGAAAAGCACGCCCAGCCCGAGCTGGATTTTCAGGAGCAATGAGCATGGCTGCCGAACAGAAGATCAACCAGTCCGCCGGCAAGGTGCTGGACGTGCTGAACGTGCTGCTGGGCCACTTTGCCCACGGGCTGACGCCGACCGAGCTGGCGAAGGCGACCAGGCTGGAGCCGAGCTCCATCACCCGCTACGTGACGACGCTGGAGGAGAAGGGCTTTGCCGAGCGCATCCCCGAGACCGGGCGCATCCGCCCGTCGTCGCGCCTTGCGCAGCACGCCGTCGGCATCCTGCGCTCGCTCGATTCGGCCAAGCAGCGCGTCGACGAGATCGTGCACCGCATCTGCACCCCCCATTAATCGCAAGGAATCACCATGGCCAGAAAACCCACCGAAACCGTACAGCCCGTTATCGACGCCACGCTGCCGGCCTTGCCCGAAATGACTGCGGCCGCCAACCAGCTGGCGCTGATGCACTCGCAGCAGGAAGCGACGGTGCGTGCGGTCGCTGCGCAGCTCGGCTACCAGCTGCCGGCCGACTGCACCGACCCGGACCTGATCCAGCGCGACATCGCGACCAACATGCGACGCACCGCTGAAGCCATGTTGCAGGTAGGTCTCGGTCTCTTGGTGCTGAAAGAAGCTTGCCGGCACGGCGAATTCACGGCACGACTTGAGGTTCTCGGTTTCGAGCCAACCGTCGCCCGCCGCTATATGCAGGTGGCGAGGAAAATTTCAAACCGCGCGACGTCGCGTGTTTTGCTCAATGCTGTCGAGAGCCAGAGCAAGCTGCTGGAACTGATCGTCCTCGACGACGAGCAGCTTGAAGAGCTGGAGCTGACCGGCCAGACCGGCGAGCTGAAGCTCGATGACATCGCGACGATGAGCATCAAGGAACTGCGCGCCGCCCTGCGCGAGTCCCGCGAGAAGATCGCCGACAAAGACCGCGTGCTCGCTGGCAAGAACACCAAGATCGACGAACTCGACCAGCAGTTGAACCGCGCGCTGCGGCCGGTGCAGGTGACGCCGTGGGACGAGCGCGTGGCGCCGTTCCAGAAGGAGATCACCGAGCGGCAGTCGATTCTGGATGCGGCCATCGCCAAGCACCTGGAGGCGGTGGCGGCGCTGGATGCGTGGCTGACCGGCGAGATCACCAGTGCGCCGGACTACGACCCGGAAGCGCCGGTGACGTTGCCGCCGCCGGTGCGCGCCGTGGTGCTGCACCTGGACGATGTCGTGACGCGCACGGCGGCCCTCGCGGCCGAACTGCAGCACCAGCTGCGGCTGCGCTTTGGCGCCGACATCGACGACGCGCGCCAGCACGTCCTGACCGAAGAGGCGTGAGGTGGACGAGATGGCGATCACCCCGGAAGTGCGTGACGTGCTGCGCGATCTGGCGTTGAAGCTAGATGCCGCCAAGCATGGCGAGCAGACCGCATTGGTGGCCCGAACCGCCGGGTTCCTCGGGTGGTCGCCGCAGACGGTCTATCGGCAGCTGAAGCTGGCCGTGGGCTGGCGTTCCGGCCGCAAGGCGCGTGCCGACAAGGGTTCGACCTCGGTCAACGAAGGGGCGCTGGTGAAGCTGGGGTCGGCACAGCGCGAGGCGGTGCGCGACAACGGCAAGCAGACGCTCTTCACCACCACCGCGCGCGGCGTGCTGGAGACGAACGGCATTGAACTCGCGGTGAGCAACAGCCAACTGAACCGGCTGCTGCGCGACCGCAAGCTGAATGTGGCGGCGCAGCGCCAGGCGGACCCGGTGCAGGCGCTGCGCGCGCCGTACCCGAACCATACCCACGAGATCGACCCGTCGCTGTGCCTGGTGTACTACCTGAAGGGGCGCCAGCACATCATGCGCGACCGCGACTTCTACAAGAACAAGCTCGAGAACTACGCCAAGGTCAAGTTCAAGGTGTGGCGCTACGTGCTGTACGACCGCGCGAGCGGCGTGATCGTGCCGTGGTACTGCGAGTCGGCCGGCGAGAACCAGCACAACCTGTTCGACTTTCTGATGTTCGCCTGGGGGCAGCAGCCCGGCCGGCTGTTCCACGGGCTGTGCCGCAACCTGCTGTGGGACAAGGGCAGCGCCAACACCAGCGCGGCGATCAAGAACCTGTGCCGCGCGCTGGGCGTGCAGACGCTGGAGCACGAAGCCGGCAATGCCCGCGCCAAGGGCGGCGTGGAGGGGGCGAACAACCTCGTCGAGACGCAGTTCGAGTCGCGCCTGCGCTTCGAGCCGGTGGAGAGCATCGAGCAGTTGAACGCGGCGGCGACCGCCTGGAGCAACGCCTGGAACGCCAACCTGATCCCCGGTCAGGACACGCGAATCCGCCGCCGCGGGCTCGCCGAGCCGGTGGCGCGCTTCGACTTGTGGCAGCGGATTCGTGCTGACCAGCTCCTGCTGCTGCCGCCGGTGGAGGTGTGCCGCGCCTTCATGACGGCCAAGGAGGAGACGCGCAAGGTCCGCCCCGACCTGTCCGTCACCTTCAAGCATCCGCAGGCGGAACGTGCCGCCACCTACAGCCTGCGCGGCCTGGACGGCGTATGCAGCGGCGACGAGGTCGGCGTGTGCGCGATGGTGTTCGGCGATTGCGCGATCCAGATCACCGTGCCCGTCTACAACGGCGAGGACCGCCTCTACCAGGTGGAGCCGGAGCGCGGCTTCGACGAATACGGCCAGGTGCTGTCCGCCGCCGTCGTCGGCGAGGAATACAAGGCGATGCCGCACACCGCGATCGAGCAGGCGGCGTCAAAGATGGACGGGCAAGCCTATCCCGGCCTGTCGGCGGAAGAGATCAAGGCGGCGCGCGCCAAGCGCGTCACGCCGTTCGAGGGCGAACTCAAGGCCCATTCCTACCTGCAGGACATCGAGCTGCCGACCTACCTGCCGCGCCGCGGCACCGCCCACGATCTGGTGGCGCCGAAGGTGGAGCTGCCGCCGCTGTCCCTGGTGGAAGCCGCCAAGCAGATCAAGCCGAGGGTGGAGGCCGCAGGCGGCGAATGGACCGCCGACCGCTTCCGGTGGCTGCAGCAGCGCTACCCGGCCGGCGTCCCCCAAGAGCAGCTCGACACGATTGTTGCCGAGCTTTCCGGCCCCCGCGCGGGCGCACACAAGCCGCTGCAGCTGCTGCGCGCAGCAGGAGGTGAGTGATGTTGAAGCTGAAAAACGTACTCCAGAAGGCCGGCAGCAAGCAGGCCGACCTGGCCAAGGCGCTGAACGTGTCGCAGGCAACCGTGGCGCAGATCGTCAATCACGGCGAATGGCCCAAGAGCCTGGATGAGCTGGACCTGCAGGAGCGCATTTGCGACTTCCTGGAGGCCAAGGGTGTCGTGCAGGCCGACCTGGCCAGCGTCTTCCAGGAGGTGGATCAGGCCGATGTGCGCGAGCGCATCAACGCCTTCCTCGCCGAGATCGGCGCGCAGTCAGGCATCAGCGCGGCCGATCTGGCCAGTGTTCTTGAAGCAAAGGTGAGCGAGTCGCGCGCTGTCTTGGCGGATACGGCGGCTCGCTCGGTCCCCAAGTCGAAACCCGCTACCGAGTCCAACCAGGAGGCATCCATGTTACTGCGCAAACAAACCCTTTATCCAGCCGCCCGCAAGCACTTCGGGCTGTTCCGCGACCCGTTCCAGGATGACATCCAGTCCGTTGATGACATGTACGTCAGCCCGGACATCCGCTACATCCGCGAGGCGATGTTCCAGACCGCCAAGCATGGCGGCCTGCTCGCTGTGGTGGCCGAGAGCGGCGCCGGCAAGACCACGCTGATGCGCGACCTGGAAGACCGCATCGTCCGCGAGAACCAGCCGATCCTGCTGATCAAGCCCTACGTGCTGGGGATGGAAGACAACGACCAGAAGGGCAAGACCCTGAAGGCCACCCATATTGCCGAGGCGCTGATGGCCGCCGTGGCCCCGCTGGAGAAGCCCAAGTCCAGCCCCGAGGCGCGCTTCGCCCAGCTGCACAAAGCCCTGCGCGAGAGCCACACCGCCGGCTACCGGCACTGCCTGGTGATCGACGAGGCGCATTCGCTGCCGATTCCGACCATCAAGCACCTGAAGCGCTTCTTCGAGCTGGAGCTGGGTTTCAAGAAGCTGCTGTCGATCATCCTGATCGGCCAGCCGGAGCTGAAGGCCAAGCTGTCCGAGCGCAACCAGGACGTGCGCGAGGTGGTGCAGCGCTGCGAGATGGTGGAGCTGGCGCCGCTCGACGGCGGCCGCCTCGACGAGTACCTGAAGTTCAAGTTCGACCGCCTTGGCAAGCCGATCGGTGAAGTGGTCGACCCCAGCGGCATCGATGCCCTGCGCGCCAAGCTGACGATCACCAGCGCACGCCGCGATCGCCCGGAGACGGTGTCGCTGCTGTACCCGCTCGCCGTGGGCAACCTGCTGACCGCGTGCATGAACCTGGCCGCCGAGATCGGCGTGCCGACCGTGACTGCCGACGTGGTGAAGGGGGTGTGATATGGGCGCGCAACTCCGTCTCGTCGAACCGCTTGCCGACCCCCGCATGACCGAGCCCCGCGTGCTGTGCCACGACACGCTCGATCGCCTGATCACCCTCAACGCTGCAGTGCGCGAGCTGCGCGAGATGGGGCTGCAGGTGCTCGAGCAGCACCTGCGCGGCGACTTCCCGGCGCAGGGCGAACCGACCGTGCTGATCAAGCGCGACCCCAATCGCAGCATCGCGCCGCTGCTCGACGCCGCCGGCCCGCGCCGCTGGATTCGCGGCCCGGCGGCCAGCCTCGGCGCCGTCACCACCGCCTACGCGCCGTTCCGCGGCGTGCTGGTGGTCTGGGAGGAGCAGCACTGATGACTGCGCTCGTTACCCGCATCCTCGCGCAGATCGAGCGAGCCAGCAGCAAGAGACCGGCGCGGGCGGCCGACGTAGCGGCTTTGGTTGGCGGCCCGGAGCCCGATTTCTGGCGCGCGCTCGAACAGATGGCAGCTGCCGGCTTGGTGGCCACGGCCCATATTCAGCGAATGAAACGTGATGCCGAGCCGTGGCTGGCGATCTGGCCCACCGGCGTCGTACTGACGCCGGCACGGCTTTCCGGGGCATCCCTGTCGCAGCTTTTCACGCCGCACCGGCCGATGAAGCAGGCGCTGCGCCGAGCATCGGCGCCGCGCACGAGGCTGTCGGCATGAGAACCCGCTGCCCGAGCTGCGGCGCGACCTTGTCGCTCGACGCCTTGATCGCCCACGACGCGGCCCGCGAAGCCCTGGCCGCCGCCTTTAAGCTGTCCGGCCCGGTCGGCTCGGCCATGGTGCGCTACGTGGCCCTGTTCCGGCCGGAATCGCGCGAACTGACGATGGACCGCGTGGCGCGCCTGGTCGGCGACTTGCTGCCCGACCTGCAGGCGCAACGGATTACCCGCAACGGCCAAGTCTATGACGCGCCGCTGGAGGCGTGGGCGTGGGCGATCGAACAGGCGCTCGCCGCACGCGATGCTGGCCGCCTGACCTTGCCGCTCAAGAGCCACGGCTGGCTCTATGAGGTGATCAGCAACTGGCGCCCGCAGGCCGGCCAGATGGCGGCCATCGGCGAGCCGCGCCAGGCGCTGGCCAAGGCACCGTCCAAGACACTGTCGGCGATCGCCGCCCTGGAGGATCGCGCACGTGGTTGAGAAGTGGCTCGAACGGGAGATCGCGCGCGGCCTGCAGGGGCTCATCGCCCTGCGGCTGACGGGTGCTCCCGCCGACGACAGCGTGACGCTCACGCTGGACGTATGGCTTGCCGCGATTGAGGGCCTGTCCGGGAATTGGAACGAGCAGTTGGACGCCGAGCGCGTCCGCCGGACGTTTCGTACGCTCTACCGCATTTGCGACCGCTGGCCGCCGCCGAAAGTGTTCCTGGACAACTTGGGCAACCGCGACCCGCCGCCGGCCCTGCCGCCTCCCCGGATCACCGAGGAGCAGCGCAAGAAGAACGTGGCTCGGCTTCGGGAAATGATGGAGAGGCTGGGCAGGGAAAAGAGCATTTCTGGTTCAAAGAAGGAGTAGCAGATGGACAACGCAATTCCAGCCGGTTACTGGCGCGACGGGGAAGGACGACTGATCCCCGAGAACATGGTCAAGCCGATCGACAAGGCTCGCGACGACCTGGTGCGCGAGCTGGTCGGGAAGGCCAAGGCGGCCTCGGCCGTCCTGGCCGACTTCAAGGCCAAGGCTTTCGGCGACATCGGCGCCTTCGTCGAGATGTCGGGCGAGCAGTACGGCGTGAAGCTCGGCGGCGTGAAGGGCAACGTCACGCTGATGTCGTTCGACGGCCGCTTCAAGATCGTCCGGCAGATTCAGGAGCACCTGGTGTTCGACGAGCGCCTGCAGGCGGCCAAACAGCTGATCGACGAGTGCATCCAGACCTGGACCGAAGGCAGCAGCGACGAGATCAAGGCGCTGATCAACGACGCCTTCCAGGTGAACAAGGAAGGGAAGATCAACACCGCCCGCGTCCTCGGCCTGAAGCGCCTCAACATCAACGACGAGAAGTGGCTGCGCGCGATGCAGGCGATCGCCGACAGCGTCCAGGTCGCCGGCAGCAAGCCCTACATCCGCATCTACGAGCGGGTCGGTGACACCGACCAATACCAGCCGATCAGCCTCGACGTGGCTGCGGTTTAACCGAGTTTTTCACTAGCAAGGAGCAATCCATGAACAAGCAAGACCTGATCAAGCACCTGGCCGCCCATGCGGATGTCACCAACAAGCAGGCCGAGGCCGTGCTCAATGCCCTCACTACCGCGGTGCTCGACGCCGTGCGGGCCGGCAACGAGCTGGCGATCACCGACCTGGGCAAGTTCGGCAGCGCCCAGCGAGCCGCCAAGACAGGCCGCAACCCGAAGACCGGTGAGGCCATCCAGATCGCCGCCAAGCGGGCGCCGAAATTCTCCCCGGCCAAGGCCCTCAAGGACGCCGCCGCAGCCTAAACCCTCGCCTCAAGCCGCTCGCCTTCGCGGGCGGCTTCGGGAGATGGTTTGACGGAGAAGAAGATGAACGACCGCAGCAAGATTCTGGACAAGGTCAAGAAGTGCCTTGCTCTCTCGGCCAGCAGCAACGAGCACGAGGCCGAGGCTGCCTTGCGCCAGGCGCGCAAGCTGATGGAGGCGCACGGCATCACTGACCTCGACGTACAAGCAGCCGAGGCCGAAGAGCGCCGCGCCAAGTCCGGCGCAAAGAACCAGCCGTCGAACTGGGAGACGATGCTCGCGGGCAAGATCGCTGACGCCTTCGGCTGCCGAGTGATCTTCTCGGGTGGATTCTGGCGCCGTCCCGGCGAATGGTGCTTCATCGGCTGCGGAGCTTCCCCCGAGGTTGCCCACTACGCCTTCACGGTGCTCCACCGTCAGTCGAGGCGCGCCAGAGAGGAGCACATCAAGGCTCGCCTGAAGCGCTGCAAGGTAGCCACCAAGACCCGTCGGGCTGACCTTTTCAGCGAAGGCTGGGTGCGCTCTGTTGCAGGCACGATCGCGGCCTTCTGCGGTACCGAACAGCAAAGCTCCGCTATCGATGCCTACGTGACCAAGAACTACCCCAGCTTGGGCAACCTGAAGGCCAGGGACCGCAACGATGGCCGCCGCTTGCGCGACCACGAGTACGACGACTACAGCGCTGGCCGCCGGTCTGGCGAAGACGCCCAGCTGAATCGTGGTGTCGGTGGCGCCGATCAGCGGCTTGCCCTGGAGTGAGCACAATGCGCCAGCCCGCAGACCGCCAGCGCCTGATCCGTTTGATCCACGTCGCCAAGGGCAAGCTGTCGATGGACGACGACACCTACCGCGCCATCCTGCAACGGATTGGAAAGAAGGCGTCGTCGGCCGATCTGACCATTCCAGAACTGGAGAAGGTTTTGGAACACCTGAAGCGCAGCGGCTTCAAGGTGCGTTCCAAGGCCAAGCCGCCCCAGGAAAAGCCCTCCCGGCCGCTCGCGCAGAACCCGGAGAGCAAGAAAATCCGCGCCCTTTGGTTATTCCTCCACGAACTCGGCGCCGTCAAGAATCCATCCGAGGAAGCCCTGGCGGCCTACGTCAAACGTATCGCCAGAGTGGATGCGCTCCAGTGGATCGACGGCGAGCAGGCCGAGCGCCTGATCGAGACCATGAAGAAGTGGGCGATGCGCTTCCTCCCGCAGGCGGTGAAGGCGCTGGTGCCGCAGGTTAACGCGCTTCAGCTGTCCGACATCGATTGCGCTCGGCTCAACGACGCATTGAACACGGCGTTCGCGCGCCTCACTTTCGACCCCATGCACCATGCCTGGGAGTGCTTGAACGACGTTTTGAAGAGGGGGAGATAGACATGGCCGACGTTGGCATCCAAGACAGCCGCCTGAATGGCGACTTCAAGAGCAAGGGGCCTGAACTGCTGGTCGATCTGGCCGAGCAGTGCGCGCTGGCACTGAAAGAGAGCGCCGGACTGGCCGACGACAAGGCCACCCAGGTCGGGCGCGAGATCGCGGACCGCATGGCCGCCCACTGGGGCGGCCAGAACATCTACTTCCCAATGGGCCTGTCCTACAAGCTCTCGCAACGCGATCGCCAGATTTTCGATGACTTCACTGGCACCAACCATAGCGAGCTGGCCCGCAAGTACGGCGTCTCGCTGCAGTGGATTTACAAGATCGTGAAGACGATGCATCAGGAGGAGATCGCCCGGCGCCAGGGCGCATTATTTACTGACGATGAATCGGAGGAGTGAACGATGGGAGAGCCTGCCGCCTGCTGAAGCCCGCTTGCGGTGCCTTGAGGTTGCCGCTACCCTCAATGAGGCGGGCAGTCCTGCCGAACTCGTCAAGCGCGCCGACGACCTTCTCAAGTGGGTCTATACGTACTGACGGTCAGTTTTATCTCCTGCAAGTCATTTGCAGGAGCCTTCCCATAATTCTCCAGAATGTCCCGCCGTTTCCCAGAATTATCTAGCCACGACCCCTTGGTTTATCTCTCCCCCTTTCAGCTGTGCGCGGGCGGCGGTCCTGCCGGGCACCTCAGCCGCCGATGTAGGACATCTCGATCTTGCGCAGGGCGGCGGTTTGCGCGGTG